GACGCTTTGGGAATACGACAGGTCGTCGGTCAATGAATTCCATCCCACCCAAAAGCCTGTCCCTATTGCTTGCAGGGCCATCACCAACAGTACAGAGCTTGGCCATATCGTATTGGATTTATTCCTCGGCTCCGGGACGACGATGGTTGCCGCTGAGCAAATGGGCCGCATCTGCTACGGCATGGAAATCGATCCGCATTATTGTGACGTTATCATAAACAGGTGGCAGAATTTTACTGGAAAAAAAGCGATAAAAGGAGGGGTGATGGTTGGCGTATAGAAGATCAGAACAAGACAAAAAAACAGTTACGGCTATGGTTGCGTATGGTATTCCACTTCGAGAGATTGCCGATGTTATTGGCATAAATAAAGATACAGTACGAAAGTACTATGAAGAAGAAATCAAGACTGCGACGGCAAAGGCAAATGCAAAGGTAGCGGAAACACTTTACGGTAAAGCCACAGGAGGGTCGATCAGGGCTATGACGTTCTGGTTGGAAAAGCGAGGTGGTGAATCATGGAAGCCACGCCAGACAATAGAACACGAACAGGATTTTGGTGGGAAATTTACAATAAAGCTTGGCGGTGAAGAAGAAATGCCAAACTTTATTGAGCAAATGAATGACCACAATAACAACTGACACGATAACACGAACATATAACCGCCCCTTTTTATATAAGCAACAAAAGGAAGCGATCTTTGATCCTGCCCGATATGTAATCATTGAAGCGTCTACGAAGTCTGGTAAGACAGCAGGATGTATGGCTTGGATAATAGAACAGGCACTTATAAACGGCAGGGTAGGTCGGAATTATTGGTGGGTTGCCCCTGTGTTCAGTCAGGCAAAGATGGTTCACCGAAGATTAAAAAGGGCGATACCCAGAGTTATCAATCAATATCCATTATATAAAGCTAACGAAGCAGAGCTGTCGATTACGCTTGACAACGGTGCAGTCATTGTCTGCAAGTCTGGTGATAATCCTGATTCGCTGTATGGTGAAGATGTTTATGGTGCAGTCATAGATGAAGCGACAAGGTGCAGGGAAGAAGCATGGTATGCGTTAAGAACTACGCTTACGAGTACAGGGGGAAGCATAAGGATTATCGGCAACGTTAAAGGTCGCAGGAACTGGGCTTATCAGATGGCACGCAAAGCCGAATCAGGACAACCCGATTGGCATTATGCAAGGATCACAGCATACGACGCAATCAAAGCAGGTCTGATCCCAAATTCAGAGGTGGATGATGCAAGGAAAGCGTTACCTCAAAATATCTTTCAGGAATTATATGAAGCCATACCGTCTGATGATGGTGGGAATCCTTTCGGTCTTGATGCGATAAGGGATTGCATTGGCGGTATATCAAACGAACCACCTACGCACTGGGGTTGGGATTTAGCCAGAAGCGAGGATTATACATGGGGCATTGCTCTCGATTCACAGATGAGGGTTTGCAGGAATGTAAGATTTCAAAAGTCATGGACAGAAACGATTAGGGATATTACCAATCTGGTTGGTGACACCCCTGCTCTGGCAGACGCAACTGGGGTAGGGGATGCCGTTGTAGAGGACTTACAGCGAAACCTCCCACGCATGGAGGGATTTAAATTCACTGCCCAGTCAAAGCAGAACTTAATGGAACGGTTGTCAATTGCGATAGCAGGGAGGGAAATCAGATACCCCGATGGGATGTTGGTTTCAGAACTCGAATCATTTGAATACGAGTATACAAGGACAGGGGTGAAATATTCTGCCCCTACAGGATTACATGATGACGGAGTAATGGCGTTGGCTCTAGCAGTCTATCACGCAACACACGCACCAACGATTGGAGTATGGTAAATGGGCTTATTCGATCTGATTTTTAACAGGAAACAATATGAAGCAAATGAAGCGTCTATCACCCTAACGACACAGGGTACTGGATTCGCTGAATTGCCTGACGTTAATTACAGCAATTATGCGAAGGAGGGCTACGAAAAGAACGAACTCGTCTTTGCTTGTATCAGGGAAATATCAACGTCTGCGTCTGAAGCACCTGCCGTTGCAGTGAAGCAGGACAGCAACCCACCAGAATTTGTGGAAAGCGGTTTGTTATTTGACCTGTTGGAACGACCCAACAATTATCAGACCAGATATGAATTGATTGAATCGATTATTACGTATTTGCAAATCACAGGGAACGCTTATCTTTTCAAGGAACGGTCTGGCAGTGGGCTGAATGGGATATACTGCTTGCGACCTGACAGGATCAAAATAGTGCCGAATAAATATTATGAATATGAGATTGACGGCAAAGTATATAATATACCTTTGGAAGATATAGGGCATATCAAGTTCCCAAATCCAACAGATGACCATTATGGACTTTCACCATTACAGCCACTGGCACGAATTGTCAACCTAGACCTAGACGCTACCGATTTCACAAGGACATTTTACAGGAACGCAGGTGTGCCGTCTGGTCTGTTAAAACTCAAAAGAAAAATTGCAAACAAGGATGAAGCCAACAGGATCAGGACAGCATGGCGATCACAGTTTCAGGGCATAAGGAACTGGCACAGGGTGGCGATACTGGATGATGATGCGAGTTACGAGGCGATGGGGTCGAATATGGCAGACATGGAAATGGACAGCGTCAGGGATTTGGCTGAAAGCAGGATTTGTTCTGCGTTGGGTGTTCCTCCTATACTGGTCGGTGCAAAAGTAGGTTTGAAAACCGCTACATATTCAAATTATGCACAGGCTAAAGAATCATTTTGGGAAGAAACATTATTACCTCTTTACCGCAGGATTGAGGATTCTTTGAACAGGATTATTCTGGAGGAAATGCCAAGCATCCAGAACAGCGAGAGAATCATGTTCGACTTCAGGGATGTCAGGGCTTTGCAGGATGACGAGACTGCTGTCTGGAATCGAAACTTAACAAAGGCGAAAATGGCACAGGTGCTTGTCCTTTCAGGTTACGACCCACAGCAATCGCTTGTTCTTTCAGGGCTTGAAGAAATAGAGCATCTCGGCATTCCACCGACATCATTACAGCAGGAAAGCGGTGGAGGACTGTTAGCGTTGACAGGGGGAAGCGTAAAGGCACTTCCCGAATCGAAGCAGGATGTGCCGTCGCTTGACAAGGTAAGGCTGACCCAACTTGCTCGGCGTATAGCATCAGAGCAAAATAAATTAGGGGAGAAATTCATCAAGGAAATCGAGCCAGATATCAATGCTTATTTTACGAGGTTATTAAATAAAGCTGATTCTGTTATCGGCAGAACTTTGTCGGATGACAATTCGGAAACGAAATCACCGACTCCACCATTCAATGCTGACAACCTTATCCCAATGTCCGCAGACGTAGAAATCCAGACGATGTTCAGACCTTTGCATATGAGGATTATCCAGTCAACTTTCAACGTGGTCAATTCTGAAATGGGTGCGGTAAATGCCCTTGCGTTTGAAGAAACACTGCCGTCTGTACAGCACTTCTTGGTACAGGGGTCAACGAGGGTTACAAAGATAAATGCGACTACCAGAAATAAGATTACAGAAGTAATAACAGAGGGAGTCAACAGGGGGTACGACTATAACCAGATCGCCAGAGGTGTTAAAGGGGAAAATTATAATGGAGTCAGGTCTGTCGTTAAGGAGACTTATAAAAACAGGGCTAGGGCAATTGCTAGGGCTGAAGTTGGATACAGCCAAAACAATGCCTCTTATGTGAGATACCAGAGTGCAGGAATTGAAAAAGTTTATATAACAGATGCAAGGCGAGGAACAGATCACGATGACATATGCTTGGAGGTTGCGGATACAGTTCAGCCATTGAGTTGGTTCTCAACTAATATGCTACAGCATCCTAATTGTTCACGAACCTCTGCACCAGTAGTGGAGACATAACCATGCAAAGAAAAACATATATATCAGAATCAAAGATCATCAATGAAAGCGAGGGGCTTGTAGAAGCGTTTGTCAATTCGATGGGCAAAGTGGACTTGGATGAAGAAGTAATCGACATCAAAGCGTTTGACAAGTCCATTGAAGATGGCAGTGTGTCCGTTGCATGGTTTCACAACCAAGCCGAACCAATAGGGAAAGTCATAAGTGCCAGTTCGGTGTTTGAGGGCAAGGATGAAGATACAGGGATGGATGCAGGAAAACTAAAGGCAGTTATGCAGTTTAATTTAGAAACCCAACGAGGCAGAGAGGCATTTTCGGATGTCAAGTTTGGCTCGGTGAGTGAATGGTCAGTTGGCTTTCGGGCTACAGACCATGATTTGGAGGACTTGGCTGACGGTACGAAAAAGAGGGTCATACGTGATCTTGACTGGGTGGAAGTTTCACCTGTCATGCGTGGTGCATCACCCGAAACAGAAACCGTTGGAGTAAAGGCTGTTCCCGACTCGGAAGAAAAATCTGACTTGGATACGGTAGAAGTTGAACGAATTGAAACAGAAATCGAAATATTAAAACTTCAACAGGAGTTAAATAAAAATGGGTAAAGTAAAAGAACTTCGTGACGAAGTACGCACCCAAATAAACGAAGCCGACAGGTTAGTTAAAGAGGGTGATCTTGAGGGATCAAAGCGTGCTATAGAAGATGCGAAGTTAAAGGCAGTTGAAGCTACCGATTTAGAAAATGCAGAGACTCAAATCAAAGCATTGAAAGGTGAGTTCAACAAGCCAACAAATGCTGTTCCAGTAACAACGGAAGAAGCAAAGACATACAACCCTGAAGATAAAGGTAAGGAATATAAAACTTCTTACCGACCTGCAACTTGGGTAAAAGGAATGCCATCGGCAGTTCAGCCAAAGTGGGTCAGGGATCAGATGGGCGATAACGAAAAGGCAGAAGAACGTCTTTACAAAGAGGCGTTTGTAAAATGGTTGCGTGACCCAAGTCCTAACGCAGGACACTTTTGGACAAAGGCATCTGCTGATGAAATCAAAGCCATGCAAGAGGGTACTGATTCAGAGGGTGGATTCTTCGTTCCAGAAGATTTCAGGGCAACAACCGTTCACGATCCGGGTACTCCGGGCGGTGTTCACCGACCACTGTGTACGCAAATAACGACTACACTCAAAGACGGATATCTTCCGACTATGGGTTCTTCGTCTGTTGCTGTCATTGCGGAAGAAGCGTCTTACGGCGATACAACTCCGACAGTTGGTCAGGTATCTTTCACAATAAGAAAGGTCGGAACATCAACAAAGGTTTCACAGGAACTTCTTGAAGATTCTGCTGTTAACCTACCTGCGTTGCTTTCGCAGATATTCTCTGAAGCATTCGGAAGATATGAAGATGAGCAGATAATCAATGGTGACGGTACATCAGAAATTCAGGGATTGCGTGCAGTTGTAACAGACGGTACGGATTCAGATTCAACGACTGCTGTTTCCATAAGTGATATTCTTACGTGGTACTTTGATGTACCTGCACAATTCAGAGCCAATGCAACATGGTCAACGACCAGTTCATTCCTGAACCAAGCACACGCGTTGGATGTTACTTCTAACAAGGGTGCATTATTCTCGCCACCAGTCGAACAGTTGCTTGGGAAACCTATTGTAACGTTTGATGGAACTGGTTGGGATGATGCAACAGCGATAGCCACTAACGAAGAAATCGGTGCGTTATATGATTTTAGAAACTACTACTTGATTGACAGAATTGGAATGTCCGTTAAACGTGACGACTCAATTTATGTTGCAAATGACCAAGTAGGTTTCTTTGCTCGTAGGCGTGGCGATGGTCGAGTCGGACTTGCTAACGCAGGTCGGATTATGAAAATCCAATAGGAGTTAGTTATGCCGAAATTTAGTGACTTAACCGACAGGATTACTACAGTGGTTGCACTTGCACCGACAAGTACAGGTGCAGGAACTTCAACGACTGACGGTGTTGACCTTAACGGTTTCACCGCTTGTGTATTGGAAGTCCAATTAGGTGCGATGGGCAGTAGCAGTACGGTTGACGTAAAAGCACAATCTTCAGCAACGTCTGGTGGAACTTACGCCGACATTACTGATGGAGCGATTCCACAATTAACACAGGCAGGTGGTTCAGCGGGGGACAATAAGAAAATTAAAGTTACTCCTGTACTAGGTCAGAACTTTGTACGCGCTCACATTACTGTGGGAACTGCGGCTTCGACAATAGGCGTTAACATACTAAAAGACTTGGATGCCAGAACCTAATAAAAGGTTGAATGACGGGCGGGGTTAACTCTTTCTCCCCGCCCAGATTTCAGAAAGGAATAATATATATGGGGAGCGTAAATGTAAAAGTGAAGTGTGTAATATCCAGACGGATTGCGGATACTGATTATCAATTAAATCAAACGTACACGATGACGAAAGAACAGTTTGAAAAATATGCTGACTGCTTTACTGTCATTAAAGAAGTACAGCCGAAACAGTCTGCGAAAAAAACAGAGACAAAGAGAGTGGCAAAAACTGAAGATAAATCAGGATAATAAATGGCAACAATATATCATACTTACGCTGATACGAATTTATTTAGAGAGTACCTTGCAGGATCAGGTCATGTCGCTGACTGGACTGAAGATGCAACGGTTATCAGGATTCTGCTTGAATCCGTATCACAACGTATTAATCAGTTCGTAGGGAATAGAAGTTTTGGGGTATCTACAGCTACTCATTCTTTTGACATCGGAACTGGTGCTTTACGTAATGACTCAATTGAAAGGACTGGCAATGAAGTTGCTCGCCCTGATTACTGGGCAAGCCTTTCATCGGGTGCAGGTCGCATACCGTTGGATGACTGGCTTCTTTCACCGACAACGGTAACAGCATATGATGGGTCAGCAAGGGGTTCTTCTGAAACGCTTACAGAGGGAATATCAAACGATTTTCTGCTAGAGCCATATAACAGAAGCCCAAAGAATTTATTAAAATTAAGCGAAGAAACATCAAAGAGTTTTAGCGGTGGACAGCAGACATTAACCATTCTCGGATCATGGGGTTGGCAGGATGAGAAGTCAACTGCGATAAGTACATTTGATGCTATAGGTAGCACAACAACCACTAGCTTATCTGTTGCTTCTGGTGCATCAACGTATGCAGGATATACAGTGTTGGTCGATACAGAACAGATGTATGTTGAATCAGTATCAAGTAACACATTGACTGTTGTCAGGGGGGTAAACGGCACTACATCAGCCACGCACAGTGGTGGTGCTTCATATTATAGATATTTATATCCATCGGATGTGGTGGACACTTGTTTGGAAATAGCACGTAACAGATGGCGATCAAGGGAAGTGGGAACGACGCAGTTAATCGGGTCGGGAGATAACCAGATGACAAGACCGCAGGAGAGTGAAAGAACCCTGCTCAAACGGTTGAACTACTACGTCGCAGAGATGGATCAGGCAGGGGTGTTTTTCTAATGCCTGTACAGTCACGACATAAGTCAAATGCACAGATCGGCATTGACGTAAAAATGGAGGGGCAATTAATGTTGGGCGTGCCGAAGCAATTAATGCTTAAAACAGCAAACGACATTATAAAGCAAATATCTCTTTTTGGAGAAGCTGATGTTAAGAATCAGTTATATCCGGGTCATGGTTACAGGTATGGAAATTTACAACGTTCCATTCGGGGTCATTTAGTAAAGGACTTGCATGGGCAGATAGACCCCCACAAGGTTCACTATGCCGTATATGTGGAGC